GCCTTACCGGTGCCGACGATGAGGTTCGCCCAGTCCACGCCTCGGTAGGCGACCGCAATGATGCCGTCAGCATTCGCTACCGACTTGCGGTACTGGAAGAGCTTGGAGTCCCCGGTGTGCCAGACCCTGCCGTAGATAGCACCCGCGCGAGAACCCAAGGCAAACGGACCCGCAATCAGGGTCCAAGTCTCAGTGTTGTACGGGCCGGGGTTGAACGTCTGATTGGACGCATCCGAACAGATCATCACCAGAACCACGTCGTTGTCAGCGACCGTCGTCGTGCCGCCTCCAGATGCGGTCAGCGATGTGAAGTCGATGCTGTACGTGATGGTGGTGGAAGCGCCCTTTTCATCCGCGATACCACCGACGTAGGTAGGCAGGGTCATAGCTACCTCCTAGGGCTTCACGCGGATGACGATGACATCCTCAGACGGACTGGTGGGCAGAGCGTCGGTGTACGGCTGGACCACGATCTTCTTGGGCACGCGCCCCGTCACGTACCCGACAGTCACCTTGTCATTGGTACGCGACGGGGCAGCCCCTACGTTCTGCTGCGCCATGGCTTATCCGAGCACCGTCACACGGTACTGGCCAGAGGTCGGAGCGGTGGCGAAGGTCAGCGTGACCGTGTTGGCGGTCGCCGCGAACCAGTCACACTCCACTGCCTCACCCGTGGTCTTGTCACGGACCACCACGACGACATCGGTCGTGGACAGGTTGTGCGTGACGGTCTGGCTGGCGGTGGTCGTCGCGTCCTGGCTGAAGCGCTTCGCCAGGCCCGTGTAGGTCGGGTCGATCTTCAGACCCGTGCCGGAGACCAGGAGGCCGCTGCCGGAGTCCAGGAGGATCGAGAACGTGTTGGAATTGTTCTGAAGACCGTTGCCTGCGGAGTAAGTCGCTCCACCACCGCCCAGCGGAGCGAAGGCGAGCGAAGTGGTGTCCAGCGTGATCGGGTCGTTGGTCGTGAGGACGTACACCTTGTCGGCGTTGACGGTTCCCTCGGTGACGGTGACTGCCATGCCTCCCGTGACCTCGGCGCTGGAGTCCGCGTCGTTGGCGCGTACCAGAGCGGAGCCGGAGGCGGACCACGTGTAGATACCGTTCTGGCTGGCGGTGGTCTGGTCCTTCAGGAGCACTCGGTCTCCGGAAGCCAGGGTCACGCCGTCCATGGAGGCCCCAGGGGATGCCAGGGTGACGTTCGTGGTGGACGCGGCACGGACAGACTGCTTCCAGTCGAGTCCGCGCACGGCAGCGTCGAGCTGCTGCTTGGTGACGGCATCGGTCGGGCTGGTGCCATCTGCGAGGTTGATGATCTTCTGGTTGCTGAGGTCAGCACCCGTCAAGAGCTTCTTGGCCATGATAATTCTTCTCCTAGATGAGGACTACGGATCCCGCTACGGGTGTCGGGAACGTGACAACTACGGTTGTTGCATCGGAGACCACATCGGCTTCTACCTCTTCCCCGGTGCTGAGGTAGACGGCGACCATGGGCTTACGCCCAAGGCCGTGTGTGATGGTCCACTCCGCTGCCGGGGTAGCCTTCACGAACTCGGTCCCCGCTGCCGATGGCAGGGTGAGTGTGTCCAAGATGCGCTGCGGAAGGCGGAAGTCTTCGCCAACCGTGACAATGCGGCGGTCGCTGTGATCTGCCACGGTTCCTCCTAGGGCGCGATGAAGAAGCCCGGGTTGTTCGGGTCTTCAGTCCAGTTGTCGGGGATGGTGGGAAGCTCGGGGTCATCCCACACGATCTCGTCACCGCCGCCACCGAGACCGGCGTCCACCATCGGCCCAACGGGCTGTCCGGGGTATCCGGGTGCGGGATCGTAGCCGAAGCTGCGAGACACGTTCAGATCCTGAGGAGAGAGCATCCGAGAGTTGGCGGAGATCCCGCCCTGGACGTACTGCACGTCGTGTTCGAAGACCTCGATTCCACCGGAGAAGGGGATGTTGTCGAGGTCTTCGCAGACGCTCAGCTTCTCAATCGCCAGGTCGAACCACATGATGCCCGTGGGAAGCCCACTGGACACTGCCTTCGCGGCCTTGCTGTACGAATAGGAGCCGATGGTCTCCGACGAGAAGGGGCTGGCTGCCGCCGCCTGGTACTTCTGCGCCAGGAAGATGGAGTCCGCCATGCTCAGAATCGCCATCTTGGCCAGCTCACCGTCAGTCCCCTGAGGGAAGTCAGCCAGGCAGGTTCCGATCTTGAACAGGAGGACGGCCTGAGTGATGGCCTGAGAGCTGTACGCCGTGTAGGACAGCACCGGGCGACCGGAGAAGTCGCTCAGGTCGTCCTTGGTGTACGAGGGGTAAGCCATCACTCAGGCCTTTCGATCAGGAAACCAGCGGCGCTGCGCGGTTGCGCTTCGCCTCGATAGCTGCCGCCTCCTGGACCGCCGCGATGTCCTCGGGGTCCGTGAGTCCGACAGTGCTGCCGATGGGAAGACCCCGGAAGGGGCCAGAGCGGAAGTACTCCGCGCCGTAGCGGAGGATCTGCGCCTCCGGGTTGTCGCGGAGGTCGATCCACGTGTTGCCGTTGCGGTCCTTGGTCTGCTCGTAGGCGCGACCACCGACGACGAACTCCACTTCCTGTCCACGCTGCCAGCCCACACCCTGTGCGGTGAAGCCGTTGGCGATGAAGTGGATGAGGATGGTCTCGCCAGCGCCGTCCGTGCGCTCGTACTCCAGGGGAGCGTCGTCCAGGTTCTTGGAGTTCTGCGCCACGAGCTGTTCCTTCAGCTCACGGATCAGCTTGTCCTTGGGATCCTCCACCGGAGGCGCTGCTGCCTCAGCGGCTGCGGCACGCTCCTTCGCCTCTGCCAGCGCCTTGCGGAGTGCCTGGACCTCGGGATCCTCTTCGAGGGCCTTCTCCGGCTCCTTGATGCCCAGCGCCTCAGCGGTCTCCGGCGACATCTTGCCATCGTCCTCCACGAGGGCTGCGGGCGCGGCGACAGGCTCCGGGGTGGGTTCGACCTCCGGAGTCGCTGCGACCTCGGGCTTCTCGTCCCCTGTGAAACTCAGGAGGTCTTCGAAGTTGAGGTCTGCCGCTTCGTTGGAATTCTTCTTTTCAGCCACAACGGCTCTCTTTCACTCGTCCTGTACTATCGGCCCCCAGCGGGCTGAGATCAGAGTACTGGAAATTCCTCAACTATTGGACAAGGCGAAGGCCCCCCACCCGAAGATGAGGGGCCTTCCTAGCCGCTGGGAACGGACTTACGGAGTCGTCACGTTGTTGACGTAGACGAACTGCTCGGGACGGTCGATGACCGGGAGCAGGTTCCACTCCAGGAGGTACTGACGGGCGGACGGATCCTTGTCCTTCCACGTCTTGGCGAACTTGCCGGTGAAGCCGTCCGGAGCCTCGTCGTCGGCGGTCGGGCCGATGTAGAGCTGGATCGGGCGGTTCGTGGTGAAGTTGCCGATGACGATGGCGTCCTCTGCCAGGAAGCGGGTCTCCTGGCTCGGCATGGTCGGGCTGTTGCTGTAGGCAGCACCCGCCGCGTCGAACACCGCGTCCTGGATGTTCCAGGTGAGGCCCAGGAAGTTCGGGAGCGTGCCCTCGCTGTAGTACTGGTCCTTCATGCGGTCGGTGAGGAGCGTGCCCGCGTTGAACGCTGCGGACGACTGACCCGTGGTGGCGAAGCTGTCGAAGATGTAGTCCACGACCTTCTCCGACGTGTAGGCCTCCTGGACCGGCACGCGACCGTCCCAGGTGACCAGCTTCTTCCAGGCGCGAACGTCGGAAACGATCTGCTTCGGGGTGGCGGTGGACCACGAGGTTCCCGGGACCGGCTTGTGGGTCGAGAGGAACTGGTAGTTCACGTTGGCCTGGACATCCGGGTAGTCCAGGATCAGGTTGCCCGTGAGGGACTGCCAGATCATGAACTCCGCGAAGTTGTCGAAGCGGACGTTGAGGTCACCGATCTCACGCATGACCGCTGCCTCGGCGTTGGTCTTGGCGAGGTCGCTGACGTTGTTGGCCACCTGGCGGAGCCAGTAGAGGGTGGTCGGCTCGAAGACCTTCTTCTCGCGAAGGTAGACGAAGCTGGCCGAACCCTGGCCACGACCCAGGCGAGGAACGATGTGCGCCTCGCTGTTGGGCACGTTGGGGCGGGCGATGGCGCGGCTGCCGCGCAGGATCTCCCACTGGACGGTCGGGAAGGGCCACGGAGTCTGCGGGATGCGGTTGAGCATCGTCAGGGTCTCGGGCGCGGTGAACTTCTCCACCACGCCTCGCAGCACCGTGGGCTGGAGAAGCGAGATTTCAGGCACTGGAGTGATCCTTTCGTTGCGCCCTTTGGACTGGAGGCAGCGACACCAGATCCTGGTGCCCGTCCTGCGCCCCTCCCTCTAAGGGGAGGCACCTGGCTGGACTAGGTAGAACTTCTCTGTCGAGCAGTTCAAGGATTGGCGGGGATTTCGCCCCGCCGCACCTTCAGCTTCCCGACCGGGGACTCAGAACTTGAAGAAGCCCTGGACCGTGTTCACACGGGCGCTCAGCACGCTCGTGAGGGTGACGCCGGAGTTCGCCGCCGACACCAGGCTGAGCTTCAGGAGACCTGCGTACAGGATGTTCCCGAGCCAGACCTGGCCGTTGGGGTCGGTACCGGTGTCCACGGTCTTGCGGAGCACGCCCTCGGCGGTGTTGTCGGTCGCCTTGACGTACTGCTTGGTCGTGGGATCCTGCTTCAGGAGCGTTCCCAAGAGGAGGACGCCCTGACCCGGCTTCAGGGTCACACCCTTCTGGATGTAGCCGTGAGCGGAGTAAAGCAGCTCGTTGTCGGTGGTCTGACCACCGCTGACGTAGCTTGGTGCCGGAATTGCGTTTCCGGGGTAGTTGACGGCCATTTCAGTCTCTCCTTAGGTTCTGGCGGTCGGGGGCTGATCTGCTTACGCGCGGATGTACTGCTGCGCCGCTGCGGAGTTGGTGAGGCGAGCGATCTCGTCCTCGGCGGTGGACTCGGAGTTGGACTCCTCGGTGCCCAGCTCCTCGGTGGTGAGGGCGTTGCTGAGCTTCACCAGCGGCTTCTCCGGAAGCAGAGCGTCGAACGCCTCCGCGTTGGAGAGGAGAAGCGCGACGTTGGCCTCGCGCTTCGCCGGGAGGATGTGACCGGTGCGGATGAGCGAGTCCACGCGAGCCTCGGCTGCGGACTTCTTGGAGTCCGCCTCCATGGTCTCGACACGGTTGCTCAGCTCCACCAGCTTGGTGCCTGCCTCCACGATGGCTCCGAGAACCTCGTCCTGCGAGGCCTGCTCGCCTGCGGAGAGCTTCAGGACGCCGCCGTTGACCAGCTCCTCCTGGATCTTGTTGGACAGGGCGAGTGCCTTGTCTGCCTCTGCCGCGCGGGCCTGGAGGCTGGGAACGTCGATGTTGTGGTCGGCCTTCAGCTCGGCCAGCAGCTCATCGAGAGTGCTCATCTTCTTCTCCTTGCTTGGGTTGTCTGGCTGAGCCGTAAGGAAAACAGCCTCACCTGTACCATCGGCCGAAGCTGCCAAAATTTCCTCATAATCCTCCAGACCCGTCACGTACGGGCGATTTGTCACTGCGACATGGAGGAGAGTGGGGCCGACGGTCTTGCCTGTGCTCGTGTCCTTGTAGTTCAGGTGGAGCATGGCGGAAGCACCAAGGAGGGTCTTGCCAAGCTTGTCGGCGTCCTCCTCAGAGCGAGCGTCGATCTTGGCGTAGATCTTTCCGTTCCGCTTCGAGAGGCCGATGACCTCTCCGATGTTGCGGTCTGGATCTTCGGTGTGCTCATTGTTCGGCCCAGCCTTGGGCACCTGCACGATGTCGCACACCTTCTTGTTGAAGTTGGTGATGAGGGTGTCCGCGAAGGTGTCATCAATGTGCACCTTGCCACCCTTGACTCCGGGGTAGATGAGGTCGCCGTAGTTCAGGATCTGCTTCTCGAAGACACGACCCTGCTTAGTGCGCGACAGCTCCACGAAGCCGTCTTCGCCCTTCATGGGCGGAACGATTGCGAATCCGTCGATCATGACCTGTACTATCGGCCATCTATCGACGGAAATTCACTTACCCATTGAAGTCAGTGTCCTTGCGAGCGTCGTTGAGCACGGTGTCGAGATCCACGTCGCTGTGGTTGTACTCGTCCCAGATGCCCCCGGTGGGCGAAGGAGACTTGCTGGCGAGCTGGTCTACCCAGTCGTCCCACTCCACGTCCTTGCCCTTCGAACCGACGACCTGACGACCATAATTCTCGAACTGTGGTGCGTAGTCCGCGAGGTACCGGTCGTCACCGTCCTCGTTGAACACGCCGATGACTTCACCGCTTCGAAGCTGATGCAGAAGGAACTTAGCCATCAGTTGTTCACCACAATCTTGCTCTTGTCCCAAACTCTGATGTGAGTCGGACCCTCCGGAGTCTGGACGGTCCAGAAATTCTTGTTCTGCTCCAGGCCGTCCAGCGGGTAGTTGAGGTCTTTGTCGGGGGTGCCCCAGACCTGAATCCAGGGCTTCCCGTCCTCTCCCTCGTAGATCTTGTAGGTGGGGCTGACATAGCTCCACGCGCCGGGAGGCAAGACCTGGAGCTTCTTGTTGCCGAACAGATCCTTAGCTGCCTTCTGGAGTTCTTCTACAGTGCCCATGTCTTCTTCACCTTTGCGATAGCAGCCTCAACACCCTGACGCATAACCAGACGATCCTCCACTGGAAGGCCCCGGATCATGTCCAGTCCCTTCTTCTTCAGCTCCTGGATGACCTTGTTGCGCTCGTTGATGTCATCGAAGATGACCATTTCGAGGTCGTCCAGGAGCGTCGCTGCGTGAGGGATGTCGGTCTCGTTGTTGTCCATGATCGAGCCACCGAACTCCTTGCCGTAGCCATCGAGGGCGTCCAGCGGGTTCGACGGTGCCTGGTCCTTGCGAAGCTCCGGCTTGCCCCAGTGATCGGTGTGGTAGCCGAAGGTGCGCGTGCGGAGGAGCACGCGAGGGTGGTAGATGAAGCTGGCAGTCTTCGCCTTGTACGTGTCACCGATACGGGTATAGACGATGTGGCTCGCTCCGTTGCCCTGGTCAGCTCCAGAGGACATTCCGTTGGTGACGTAGCTTCCCAGTACGCGGATGCGCTCCTCAGTGCTCAGAGCGCCTGTGAGGGCCACCTTGTCCACGTTTCCGGAGGACGAAGAGTAGAGCACCTTGTCCCGCTTCAGGATCTCCTCCATGTCCACGTCGAAGCGGTTCCACATGGGCTTGCCAGTGCCGATCTCCGGGTTGTTGAAGTCTCCCTTGGTGAACCACGGGAGGTACTTCTCCTCATCAATGAAGCTCTGCACCTTGTCGTGCCCGAACTGGTCTCCCCAGATCTTCCGCCAGAAAGCATTCTGCTCTTCGACAGACATGATCTCCGACAGGTTCTCCAGGAAGTGGTTCTCGTCGGACTTGATCTCCTTGCGCTTGGCGTACATGGCTGCCTGAGCCTTGGCGTAGGGGGATCCGGTCTTGTGCTTGCGGTTCTCCAGAATGGCGTACATTTCGCGCCAGTAGGCCAGCTCGGCGGTGTCGGGGTCGGCAGCGTCGGTGTTGATACCCAGGCCTCCCAGCGCGTCGATGATGCGCTGCATTGCTGCCTGGCTGTCGCTGGAGTCGGTGACGTTGTTCACCTTGAAGGAGAGCTTGCCCGACTGACTTGCCAGGGTTCCCGTCGCGCCGGAGTCCTTGAAGTAGATGTGCTCGCCGGTCGGGAGAACGATGTCGTACTCACTACCCTGGACACCCTCCGCCTTCTTGTTCGTGTAGACCAGCTTGCCCTCGGAGTTGATCTCTCCGAACTTGTCGTGGACCTTGCCGAACTTGATCTTGATTCCGCCGTCATCCTTGGTCTTCTTGGCCTCCTCGATGGGCTTCCAGCCGTCTTCGCCTGCGGCAGCGGCCTTCCCAATCGCGTCGTCCTTCTCCAAAGTCTGGAGAGCGCCAGCACCGTCGTTGTAGATCCAGGTACCGTTGACCAGCTTGGTGAGCTTCTTCTTGCCGTTGGTGTAGATCGCAGGAGGGTTACCCAAGCCCATCGGCTCGTACATGGTCACCAAGTGACCCGTCTTCTCCTGCTTCTCCATTGCCTGGTGAATCGGGTCGAGCTGGTTGTAGTAGTGGTCCAGCATGAGCTTGTACTGGTCCACCTGCGCAATCGGCACCTTCTGACCGGACGGGAAGAGATACGACTCGTCGTTGGTGTTCGACTCCATGGTGGGCGACCAGGCTTCGAGATCCTTCTTCAGAAGCTCCTCGGTCTGGTTGAAGAGGTTGATCTTCTCCTGGTTGTACTCACCGTCCGCCGCGTGGTGGTTGACCGTCTTCGCCGCCGACAGGATCGACTGTCCGTAGATGTCGTTCTTCTCGATGCCCGAGGGATCGGACTTGTCAGGGTCGGCGTTGGTGGCGTGGAGCTGGAGGTAGTCCAGGAGCGCCTTCGCCTTCTTCGGTGCCAGGAACGACTCCATGTTGACGTTCTGGCTGCCATCAGCGTTGTGGTCCGTCCAGAAGGTGGCGGAGCCTCCCAGGAAGTCTGCGGAGCCGATCATCGTGCTCTGACCGTGCGAGGAGACCTTCAGGATGTTGTCGTGCAGCTCGGGAGCATCGAAGCCGGAGTGAACCTCGTCGCCCAGCGGCTTGTTCGGAACCTCGGGGAGGTCGCCGTAGCCCGCGTCCTTGTAGATCTT